ATATTGAGTTGAGCCATTGGTTTTCCTTTCGGTACTATGTTGAATGTCGCGATTCTCATTATACCTGAGGGCTGAGCCATTGGCTCTTTTGAATTATTGAATTTACACCATTATACGGACTCTATCCAACTCTGCCATTATTTTGTTCGTTCGGTCAGTATCAAAATTCTCAAGCTCTTTCACATAAGGTTCCATCAGCTGTCGTCTCGAAAAAATCAGCTTATTCAGCATTGTGGTAAAAGCCGTCCTGATTTTAGTGTCCGGTATGGATTTTAAAGGGCAGCTATTCAGATCTCTTACATGCGTCGGACACGCCCACGCGCTACCGATATTTCCGCTTTTAATCACGACATGCTTCAAATGTGAACCGCAATGCGCGCAGGTAATCTTTCCTGTGAAAAGGTTACGATTCTGATACTTTGGATCTTCTTTATGAATTCCACGGTTTTCCCTTCTTTGAACCATGACAGCATTCGCTCTTTCAAATGTTTCTCGGGAAATAATTGCTTCGTGATCATTCTTCAGATAATACTGAGCTTGTTCTCCTGTATTTCTCCTTTGATGATACTCTTCATCGACATAATGCTTCATATAAAGGCAGTCACCAATGTATCGCTCATTTTGAAGAATTCCTCGTATCGTGGTGGGATGCCAATGTTTTCCTTTCTTAGGAGGTGTAATATTCATTGCATCCAGCTTTTGAGCAATTTTATTCACGCCCATTCCATCAAGGCACAATCGAAAGATCATTCTAATAATCTCCGCCTGTTCCGCATTGATGATCATCTTTCCGTCCTTCATATCATAGCCAAAAGGCGGTGTTCCCTGCTTGTAAGTGCCGTTCTGCATCCTGACATGAATACCCCATTTTTCATTGGTGGAGATGCTCCTCGACTCGCTCTCTGCAAGGCTGCTCATGACTGCCAGCAGGAACTCGCTGCCCATCGTCTGTGTGTTGATGTTCTCCTTTTCAAAGTAGATTCCTACACCGCAGGCTGAAAGCTCCCGTGTCATATTCAGACAGTCGATCTTGTTCCGACTGAATCTTGAGATGCTTTTTGTCAGAATAAAATCGATCTTGCCCTGCCGTGCATCTTCAAGCATCTTTGTCAGCGCCTCTCTTCTCTCAGTCGTGGTGCCGCTGACTGCTTCGTCGTAATAAAGTCCGGCGAACTCCCACGCGGGGTTGCTTTTGATATAGTCCTCGTAGTGTTCCCTTTGTGCCGTCAAGCTTTCTTCCTGTTCAGCGGAGCCTGTTGAAACTCTGCAGTAAGCAGCCACCTTCAGTTTTTTCTTATTGTCCTTCTTCGAAGGATCGATCGTAATTATCGTTGCCACTGTCTCGGCCTCCTTTCTGTACGTGATATATTGGCTCTGAAGTGCAGTGATATCAACGAATATCCGGCAATAAAGCGGCATAAATCGGGATATATTTTGCACGAAAGTGATGCTCACATTTGGCATATTCCTTGTCGGTAATATCTCCATTGTCTCTGAATTCATCAAGAAGTTTGACCGCAAGACGGTAACAATAATCATTGCGGTAGTCATCGAGTGTTCTCTCTGGCGGTGTCATATCAATCGGGAGGTGACCGCATCCAAGCTCAACAACATTATTCTTTTCATTATCCATACTGCCTCTGTCCTCCTCGTAACTATGGCAGGACTATTCCTGCAATCGTATACGGACACAAAGGCAGCATTTTTGTGTTCAGAGGCGGGGAAAATAAACTGAAAAAGCTGGAAATCAAATAAAAAAAATGCCTATGCATAAAGCACAGGCATTAATCTTAAGACCCAATAAAAAAGGCAGTTAATTCAGGTTTCAGAAAGTTTATTCTACAATTAATAAAGCACATGAAGAAGAATAAACATTCTAGAAAAAAGCTCAAAGAATAAAAAGATATCAAGTGGACTCCTGATATGCTGAAAAAGAAGAATTGCACAATTTCATTTAAGCATCCTTACCGGGTGCTTTTCATTTTACACAGTTGTCCGATTTAAACCTTCTTGATGCTGCTCCGTTTGACTGCCGCCGTGACTGTCCCGTTGACACCAATGACTACCCGATCACCAGTGATTTCCATCACCGTATAGGTGTCATACCAGACAGTGAAGCGTCTGCCATCATAGGTCACAGGATGGATAACTTTTACCTGGTCACCGACAGAAAGATTATCACCAGCGGAAGGAGCATTCCCTCCACCAGATACTTTGGTAAGGTTAGCTGCATTAACTGCCGCTGTCACCTGACCGCCGATGCCAATCACAACCCGGTCACCTGACACTTCCATCACGGAGTATTCGTTGTACCAAAGTTTGAAAGGTACTCCATCATAGGTCACTGCATTGGTAACCTGAACAACATCGCCAACGGCAAAGCCGGAACTTACTGGCTGTGATGGTGCAGGAGAAGGTGCTGGTGTAATCTGCACCGGTTTACTTCCCTTGCCATAACCATTGAAGCCTCCGGCAGTGATGACGGAAGGATAATCCTGATAGGAAATATCCAGATCCACATTGCCATTAATACCGGAAATTCTGCCAGAAGATGAATACTGCCAGATTCCGTATGCTCCGCCATAGGTGCACTTTGAAGCATACTGGGCTACCCAGTGCGTGAAAGACGTAAGTCTGGAATCATCCATCCTGTCACGGAATCCGGAATAGGTAGATCCATAGATGCCAGCAAAGTAACCTGCCGCCTCAAGTGCCCGACAGAATGCGATCGTTTCCTCTGTAATTCCTGCTCTGGCAGATACAGGCTGTGCTTCGTTATCCATAAAAACTGGATATTCAAGCTGCTTGCCCTTCAGCTGCGCAAGAAACCTCTGGGCGTCAGCTTCACCATCCTCTGCCGATGTGCAGGCAGGTCCTACAAAGTAGTATGCTCCGACAGCAATTCCATTTGCTTTTGCTTCCCGGTAGTTCTCCTCCCATCTGGGGTCCGTATAAAAGCCAGCGTCCGATCCGCCCGCCTTGATGATCGCAAACTGGATGCCCGCCGCTTTTACCTTTGCCCAGTCAATGTCTCCCTGCCAGTGGCTGACGTCAATTCCTCTGAATTCACTCATGTGTTTCTCCTCCTTCATTCCAACAAGAAAAGCCCTCCGGGTTTTGAAACCCGAAGAGCCGTGAATTACAGTGCTCCATTAACGGATGGAGCAGCCGAGATACGAGGATCACCTCCTCTCACGCATCTGTCTTTGTGAGCTGCTTGTAGATCTGGTTTACACCAGTCGCTGCAAGACCGGACACGATGCCGACAGCAAGGGCATTGATGACATCCTTTGCCGGGAAGTCTGGCATCAGGTAAAGTCCTGCAATACCAAGCACCGCACCGACGCATCCACAGATCACAGGGATCAGCTCGTCCTTTATGGAGCCAGCTGCCTTACAGCCAATACCGACCAGATACGCGATTACCGTGATCGCTGCCACACTTGCAATTCCAAAGTCCATAAGTCATTCCTCCTTCTTTTTATTTCTGTCTGCCGTAAGCGGCAGTTCCAGACATTTCTTGTACAGGGACTCCCCCGTACCATTCCCGCCGAGCGCCTTGTATGGCTTGTACAGGTACTCGAGGTTGCTCCGGTCCTCCGGAGAGCACCATCCCCGGGTAATAAAAAAGCTGCAGGCCTGATAAATACGGTCATGCAGCAATGCCATCATTCCTTCTTTGATTTCGTCATTCTCCTGCTTTCTCCGAAGCAACGTCCGCCACAGCCATGTGATGACGGCAATGATCAGCGCGAACAGCTCCTGAATCCAGTAGTGCAAAATAAAATCGATCAATGGAATCACCTCCTCTCATGAAACATGCTTTGTAATGTCATAGACTTCTGTTACTGCCGTAAACTTTCCTGTAGATTCTCCAGTGCGGTAAAATGAAACAGACTCCCCTTCATTCAAAGAAAAGGCCGTTCCGAAGAAGGAAAAAGTACCGTCGGAAGTCGACTTTTTCTCCATCCGTATCATGGCATCTCCATTATCAAAAAGATAAAGCTCCCAGACCTGATTGACCGAGGAGCTTCTGTAGTATTCGTATCCTTCCCAGCGGATCTTGTAGCAGGATATAGGAAGATCAGAAAGTACATAATTCCCATGTGATAGAAGGTGCGCTTTGGCGTCTTTCCGATTGACTTGGATCTCCTCTGATCCGGACCCGGTCACGCCGATCCATGAGTTTGTGCTCACATAAAATGTATGATAGGTCTTTCCTGCAAGCGGCCACGAGAAGTTTTCATTTCCGACGGTATAGGTCTGATCATCCACATCGCTTTTCAGGAAATAGGAAAGTCCGTCCGTGTCGGTAAGAAGATCCGAAAGCGCAACAGCGCTCAACGGCGTATCACTTTCCTTGTGGTGCTTGGACGGATCATATTTTTCTTCCTTGATGTCGAACTTTGTCCCGTAGTAATCTCTCCGATAAAACGAAACATATCCACCGGCTCCGGGATTTGTGAAGTCCTTTCCGTTTAACTGATAGCTGCCGCTTCCGTTCGTACCAAGGGATGTGATCCGGAGATAGAAGTCTCCATTTCCAAGGAAATAAAGATCCCACATTCCCCTGTTAGCAGCATTCTGGTTATACGGCATGTAGCCGTCCCAGGTGATCCGTGTCAGGGAAGTCACATCATCCACCGGAACTTCCTGAAGGCTGATGGTAAGATAGCCGTTATCCCTCTGGTTGATCCCAAGGGTACAGCCGCCCGCGTTAAAATAGCAGTTGCCTGTAAGCGAGCAGGAAGTATAGACATCTCTTTTCTTAGTCAGCGTTGCCTGCAGAATCGGGAACTGAATGATCCCATATTTCGATGTGGTGATATTGCAGGTCCCTTCATCGGAGTAGGTATCCGCGATGGTCTTTCTTCCGAAATCCGTCTGGTCGAAAAGATCGATGGTGTTCGCAACCGGAAGCCTTCGCCAGATCGAGTTTCCGTTATGATGAAGATATCCTTCATTTTTCAGCCGGATAGAAAACGTATCACCTGCCTTGATTTTTTCGGTATCAATCGTAAGCTTCAGCATCAGCTGATTGATATACTCCACTGCCGTGACCGCATCACAGTCGACATTTTCCAGTTTGATATCCGGTGACAGCACGGTATCTGACAGAAGCCATACTATGCTGATGTCGTACGGGAATGCCGACACTTCCGTCTGTTTCGAATCTGTGATGAACACATAGTTTTTCCCACCGGCTCCAAGGGTTCCGTCGGTTGGAAGGGTAAGAATGGCAGACGGCATTTCGGATACCTTGTATTTTCTTGTCTCGCCGTTTTTCTCCCGGATCGCATCAGCGATGAGCTGTATGTTTTCTTCCGTATAAAGCTTTTTCATCAGTATTCCCCTATATCGCCGTCTTCCAGTTTTGCATTTAAGTCGGCAAGTGCCTGATCAACTTCCTCTTTCGAATAGGTATCCGTAAGCCTACTCTGTAACGCACGGATCTCATCCTTGGAGTAATACGGCTCCTCAAAGAATTCATCTTTCCCCGTGATCTTCAGCCGGATGACATTGCTGTCTTTGGAACAGTACTGGCCCTCATCCGGAAAGCCTGTGCAGAAGCAGTCGTAAGTACCTGAGACAAGCGGCGGATCCACGATAAAGGTCTGGTCATAAGAGATATGATCCACAGAAAAAGCACCATGCATCATCACAAGCCGATAGCATCGGTAAGAAGTGCTTTTCGGTGGCGTTATGGTAAAGGTGATCGTACCGTCGCTGTTTTCTGCAGCACTTAAGACCGGGGCTTCCGCCTTCTCGTTTTTCGGATTCACGGGTGCCACGATTCTTGAAATGTCCCGGAAGGCGATCTTATAAAAAGCAATCGCCCCGATGTCCGGGAAGGCTTTGACTCCAAGCCGCTCCAGACGATTGCCGGAGATCCGGTTTCTCGGAGCATTCCATGTCACTTTATCGTAGTCACAATAGGTCCATGATCTTGCATCTTCATCGAAGATGCCGATGGCGTGGGTGTTCTTATCTTCCTCGGTCATGGACGTAGGAAGAAGATAATACTGAACCAGCTCCCCGCCCTCTGCTTCATGAATAATGGAAAGGTCACGGACATACTTAGGAGATGGGTTCTTATCATAAGTTGTCAGATGGATCGTTTTATCAAACCGAAGTGCCATAACCACATCTCCTATCTATCAGACTGTGATCTCAAGAGTGGCTGAGTAATCAATGACCGTTTCCCCTGTCTTAAATGGACGGTCCATGGTGACGTTCATCTTGATCACAGAACCTTTTTTCGGTGCTTCTTTGAAATGGATATATCCGTCCTGCACCTTTCCGAGAAATGGAACGGCAGCCGGATCAGCAGTAAAGGCAACGGTATCCGTATCTTTTGTGCTCTCCAGTTTCCAGAACCGTCCGCTCGCATCAAAGTCTTTCTCAAAGACCGTGTTGGCAGCTTTCGCTTCCGAGAACACCTGCGTATAAGTTTCTCCGTCTGTAGAGACACTTAAGGTGTAGGTTGCATCGGTAAAGGATGAAGGAAGCCTGAACTTGTTCAATTCATATGAATCCTTGAGATCAAAAATGACTGGGCTGTCCTTTAAGATGCGGGAGACAAATTCCGAATCCTTGTAGTTTGAATACCAGCCGTTAGAGTTGCCGAAATTTGTCGCATAGTTTGACGGCCAGTCATAGAGTGGTCTGGTAAATAGGCCGACACCATCCCGATTATTATTCCGGTTGCCGCCGCTTGCATTTGCTCTTGCAAAAGGGGTAAGCTCCTGCAGCATTTCGTGATTGTTGTCATGGATTACGGTATAATCGACGCCCCGTGTAAGCGTCCTGCCATCAACAGTAATGGAGTCTGTATCCTTCACAAAGTAGCTGAAGGGGCAGAGAAAATCCTTTGTGCTTCCGTCTCCGGTCCCTACCGGATATCCTGTGATGGTGTAATTCGGCACCAGTTCAGAGTTCGGAAGCTCTGCATAGCAGATGCCGCCGATCAGGATCGTATTAAAGTACACCGGATAGTTTAGAAGCGTTGCAGGTGCACGGAAGTCGAACTTCACCGTACGCTTGTTATCCGCAAAAGAATTGCTGCTCTGCGCCTTTCCATAGCCGTAGCAGGAGTTCGTGCAATAATAACCGCCGTAACTTGTCCCGATATAGGAATAGGTGCTCGTCATCTCTCCGTCGCCGATTGCAGCATTGCTGTTCGTGCAAAGCTCAAGAAAAAGAGAGCTGAAATCACCCCAGCTGCGCTGTTGTTCCTGACCTTCATCATCTTTTGCCTTTTTCATATAAAGCTGGGTATGGCATACGGGGACAGCGATCCAAGGACTGGATGCAGAAAGATTCATGGTGATCCTCGCTGTTACGATCACACGAGTCAGGTCATCCTTCTCAATGGTGATCGGATTTCCTTCTGCATCCTTGATCAGAGCATGGGTTACAACTGTGGAATTTACCAGTACGCCAAGTTCCGTTATGGTCCCCACATGATCCGTATCCGGCGGGATCTCGCCCACAAGTGTATGGATGGCGGCCTGCTTTTCTTCATCAAGCGTCACGGTTTTGGTGCAGGTGATATCCCAGAGCTTTTTAAATACATCCGTATCCGAGCTTGCCGGAGTTCCGTTTCCGGATCCTACCCGGACGCCTGTGAAGTCGAAATTGACATTCAGTATATTGGAAAGCACTACGTTTCCAAAGTGATATTCTTTTTTCTCTCCGCACCGATCTACGGTGACGGTATATTCATTCTGAAAATGAATCCTGCATCTGTTCTTCATGCAATCCTCCTTAAATCGGCGCATTACTGGTCATATAGGTCCTGATGTCAGCGGTAACCGATACCTTTAATGCTCCTTCATCAGAAAGGCCAATCGGCGTTCTCTTTACCTGTTTCGTGACAAAAGATGATGTGACGGACGCTGTAAGAGCCCCTTGGTCTGTCTGTACCTTCTTTTGGTTCTGTACCTGAAGAGTGGTGGCTTTCGCTATTGCATTGACGTTAAACAAAGCACTCTCAGATACCTGTGCATCCACGACTATGATCTTTCTTTCAATCGTCCAGGAAAAATTCTGATCATATAAAAGAAGGCGGTTCACGTTATTTCCGTTACTGAGGTAAAAGGACGTATCTCCTGCTGAGACAGCCACCTTCAGGACAGCTTCTTTTGCCCTTGTCGCTGCCACCTCTTCCTTTGTCGTGATCACAAGGTCTGTCTGATCAAGACTCAGGGTATAGCTGCTTCGGGTAAGTTCCTTGCCATTCAGCGTTACTGTGATGGCATCCTTATATGAGGTATCAAGAGCCCTGATGGGATAAGGATAGCGGATGCGGAAAACGGTCTCCGGAGCAACCGGATCATCAAAGAGCACCGCTTTCCCGTCAAAATCAATCACATCGCCAGTTCTAAACATGCTAAGGCCGAGCTTATTTGTGTCCTGAAAGGAAGCGTGATCCGGATAAACGGACTGTCCGACATAAGTGCGGCCCGTGATCATCCAGACATTCTCCGTAGAACTGGTAAGCTCAAAGCCGAGCCGATAGTCGTTTAATCTGTGAACATTGGCTTCCTGCCATGCCGTGCCTTTTCCGATCTCTGTTTCATTGGACCAGATCTTTGCCTTCGTCTCCGTATTTAAGATGTACTGGCGATACCAGACGGAGCCGTCCATCTTCACATACAAAAGAACAAGTCCCTGATCCTGCTCGGGGTACATCTCTGAGCTGTATCCTTTACAGGCATGTACAGCACAGGTGTTAGTTGCAACGATAAATCTTGTCGTTTCATCCTCGCCCTTCTGTGCGAAAAGCGTTCCAGCTTCGGCATCCTCGATCCAGAAGATCCACGGCTGATCATCCGTCTCGATTGTAAACTTCTCAGTACCGGTTCTTAAAACCCAGCTACCATCAAATTCGATTGCTGCATCGACCGCCTTCCCTGGTGAATAGACGCCTTCCCACTTGAGGACGCTTTTCGGAGAACTCTGATATTCTCTCCGGCTGATGAGAAGTTTTCCATTTTCGATCCCAGCGCACCAGATCTGATCCGGTCCATCCGATTGCGAAAGCTGCCGCATGGTGAGATCCCGGATATCCATGCCGATCTCATCGACTGCCTTTGCGAAGTTTCCTGCATTGATGGTAAAAAAGATTCCTCTCGTCTGAACCAAAACCATACCGATCGTGCACTGCACTGTGATGGTAGCGGCATGATTTCCCACCACCCGGTGCAGATAGGAATGCGGGATACCAATGGTGCCGTCACCGGAAGGAAGATCATAGATGAGAGGTGAATAAAGCTCCTCAACCCCTGTGTCATAAATCCTGATGATCATCGTTGTGGACTGGGATGCGCGGTAATGCATGAGAAAATGTCCCTCGACATCCGCTTGCTCGGTAATGAAATAGGTAATGCAGCCAGCGATCCGTTCGTTCTGTCCGAACTCCATTACACCGGTGTTATAGTCAAAGAGCAGATTATTGATAGAACTTGTGATGGAGCCCACTTCGTCGATCAGTCCGGACAGATTTTTGTCGCTCTTACTGTTTCCTGTCACCAGAGCCGGATTCTTGCCGACACCCTGCATTTCATATTTCTGGTTGTAGGAGAAGACGAACTTTGTCATACAAAAGATCCTGTTCTCATCTGCATGACCTCCGGTGAACCGGAAAACATCCATGAGATCATAGGCGGGATTTCCGATCATCTGTGCCTTGAACGGTACATACTGGATACTGCCGAGCGCCTTCAAGATGTTTTTCCTCATGGCATCCACGTTTCCACTTTGAAGAAAAGGGTTCTCGCCAAGGTTATAGGTCAGCGCATCATCCTGATCTTCTCCGTAGTATTTGGTTTCCTGTGCATCGATATCCACACAGGAAAGTCCGGTGTATCTTGTTATATAGTCACCGAAGGTGCAGCCGGTAAAGCGATGCGCTGCATCGATCGTATCTACAGGAGTCTGTCCATAGGGACGGAAAACGATCTTTCCCTCCCGGTCTGCAAATACGTTGCAGGCGACAGACTGGGCAAGCCATGAAAGGAAAGTCCGCCAGCTTTCGATGTTATTTCCTGCGTAAAGAGAGAAGTTCACATCTCCGTTCTGAAACGCAGCGAATTCTTCCGCAGAGGTTTTAAGCTCCAGTCCACAGGAGCGGCAGGCAATGGATGCGAGCCGGTAGGCAGTGCCGGAAAGCGTTGTGGCAGAAAAGCTCCGGTCAAGCTTTGCCATGTTGTCATAGGCTGTGATCTCCACGCCGCTTTCTCCCCAGTTGGCTTCCGAGATCGTGAAGACGCCGAGAGGAATATCCTCATAGCTTTGGTCTGCAAGCCGCATGCCAAAAAAGGGACGGATCTCTGCATTCTTTAAGGAATATCGTTCCTCGGTCATGCCGACAAGCGTCACTTTCAGTTCTGCGATGTATACCTGACCGATCTGAACCTGTGTCTCATCCGAGCACTGATTCGTGATGGAAAATGAGCCGGACAGGATGTGCTCGTCATCAAATACCGTATCAGCAATACTGCCGTGCATCCGATAGTTCTGTACAGGGCGCCGCATGGCTTCCTCATATTGTTCACTTACCGCGTACATGGAGCGCCTCCTTTCTATCACGTAACATTTCTTAGAATTCTTCCAGATCAAAGCTCACCGTATAAAGTCCGTTCGTTCCTCTTGTCTTCTCCGAGTTTTTCTCCGGTCCGGTCTTAAAGTTCCGGATCCGCATGGTTCTTGTCTTATAACCCTGTGTCTTCAGATCATAAAGCTTCACTGCAATACTGTCCTTATCCCGGAACGCAGCTAACTTCGCCGCCCACAAACTTGAACACTGGAAAGAGGCAGAGACGGACAGCTTGTCATACCTTGTGACGATGATCTGATCCGTTCCTGCCTCGGTCTGATTTACGCTCTCGACCACACTACTACTCTCTTCCCATTTCGATGGTGGAAAGAGTTTTACATCATCAAAGTAGATTGGATATTCGCTAAGCATCATCGTCCTCCTGACCGGTAATTGCTCCGCTGGGTTGCACGAACGACGATCTCATCAATCCGCTCCTGCCCGATATACACCGGAATTATGATATCTCCGCCGTTTACTCCTGCCAGTGCTCCCTGCACAATCTCTGCCAGCTTGTCAGTTCCAACCACAGCTTCCTGCCCTGCTTCACCGCCACCAAGGAGTCTGCCTCCGGAAGCGCCAAAGATCGTCGGGCTGTTTAAGATGTAGGCATCATCCATAGCTTTCCGATACCAATCGACGGAAAGATGTGGAACCGATGGCGGATTAATGGAGAGCTTTCCGCTGATGGAAAAATGCGGAAGTTTAATGTGAGGAAGTTCCAAATGGCAGCCGGAGAAGAATCCCTTGATCCGATCCAGACCTCCACTCACGATGCTCTTTGCATTCTCGATCATGGAGGAGAAAGCTCCCTTGATCTCACCAAGTTTTCCCTGTGCGGAAGAAAGCGCATCGCCAAGCTTCCCGCCCGTCAACTCATCGATCTTCGAGAATCCTGTCTCCCAGATCGACTTATAGGCATCCACAGCGGTACCAATGATGCCCTTGATCCCACCTCCATGCTGATCGATGGACGACTGAATCGCATCCCATGTGGTCCCGGTGTTGGCCTTTACAGTATCCCACGCGGTACCGATCGTAGTCTTGATGTTGTCAAAGGCCGTGCCTGCTGTCGTCTTGATCCCATCCCACACACCAGATAGAGTGGATGTAATACTGCCCCATGTGGTGGAGGCAACGGAGCTGATGGTCGTCCAGGTATTTCCGAGAAAATCTGAAATGCCAGTGAAGACCGTGGTAGCTGTCGTGCTGATCCCTTCCCAGAGTCCTGTGAAGAAGCCGCTAATTCCATTCCACACAGTCTCCGTCACAGACTGGATTCCAGCCCAGAGGCCGGAAAAGAAGTCGCCGAGCGTCGTGCCGACATCCTTCACGCCTTCACAGACGGTAGTCCAGACACCGCCAAACCACTCGGAGATTTCTCCCCAGTGCTTCACAATCTCAATGACCGCGACTACAGCAGCCACAACCGCCGCGATGATTCCAATGATCGGAAGAATCGGAACGGAAACTGCTGTGATCGCCGGGATCGCCGTTGTGGAAAGAAAACCGACCAGCTTTCCGCCCACACTTGTGACGGAACCCACAGCGGTGACAACCTTGCCAACTCCGACGACGACTGGGCCGACAGCCGCAGCAATGAGAGCTGCCTTGACAATCGCTTCCTGCATACCAGGAGATAAACCATCCCATGCACCTTTGAGAGCCATCACCACATCTTTGATCTGGGTCATGGCTTCTGTGATCATCGGTGCCGATGCATCCACAATCTCCGCACCGAGATCTTTTAAGTTGTTCATCACAACCGTCATCTGGTCCAAAGGGTCCAGCGTCTCATTGAACGTACTCTCCACAGACCCCGCATAATCTCCCAAGGTGGTAGAGAGATCGCTTAAGGAGAGTTTCCCCGTCTGCACCGCATTGTAGATCGCGCCACCGGCACGGGAGCCAAAGAGGTCGTAGGCCGCCTGCAGCTTCTCGGTATCAGAGGCATTGCTGTTCATGGTTTTGGAGAAATCCTTCAGTGCATCACTTAAGGACTGTCCGTTCTTAGTTGCCGTCTTCTGGGCCTTAGTAAGGCCAGTGAGCATCGTCGAAGTATCAAGACCGGACATCTCCACCGCGCCCATGAAGCCAGCCGCCTGTTCTGCAGAAAGCCCCATCGACTGGAACTGTGCGGCATTCTTGGAAAGATCCTGCGAGAGCGTATCCATCGACACTCCGGTTGCCTGACCGACCTGATTCAAAGCATCGAGGAGGTTCCCGGCATCATCGGACGACTGACCGAAGGCATTGAGGACGGAAGATACGTTATCGACAGAAGTAGAAACATCGGTAGAATTCAACGTCGAGAACTCTACGAACTTCTTAGAGAGGTCTTCCAAAGCATCCCCCGTCAGACCAAACCTGGTGTTTACTTCGCCAATAGCATCCCCGGCAGTCTGAAAGTCCGTCGGAATCGTCTCCGCGATTGACTTGGCGCGCTTCTGCATGTCCTCAAGAGCTGCACCGCTTGCGCCTGTCTTCTGCGTCACGGTATCGAGCGCTTCATCGACTTCCTTCCAAGCGGCAACCGAGGCGGCACCAACCGCCGCAACAGGAACCGTGATGCCTTTGGTAAGTCCTTCACCAACATCACTGATCTTGCCGCCGACTTCCTTCATCTTGTCCCCGGCGACCTGAAGTTCTTGTCCTGCAACAGAGCCAAACTTCTTATATTCGTCCTCGAGGCCTTCGAGGGACTGCTTGGTCGCCTCGATCTCCCGGGTCAGTGCTTCCTGCTGTTTTTGCGTCTCCTCAGTCTGAGGACCAGCCTTTAGCTGTGCAAGGGCTTCCTTCTCCTCGGAAAGCTTCTTCTTGGTCGCATCGATCGCTTCGGTCAGGTACTTCTGCTTCTGCGCAAGCAGATCCGCGTTCCCCGGATCCATCTTCAGGAGCTTGTTCACATCCTTAAGGTTACTCTGGGTATCCCGGATTTCCTTGTTCACGCCTTTCAGGGCATTGGAGAGCTTGGTCGTATCGCCATCCAGCTCAATGGTTATGCCTTTAATTCGATCTGCCATAGCGTTCTCCTCCCTTCATGGCATGAAAAAAGCACCGACCATATCGGTCAGTGCTCGTTGTTAAATACTTATTTCTTGGATATAAAGCCCCAGTGAAAATTATCACTTAATATCTGTTGAATGGAGAGTGAACGAATCACTATCCTCTCCTGACAGCGCATCAATATAGGAAAAGGTGAAAGTATCCCAGTTTTGCGGCACCTGCCATACTGTATATCCCTCGAATGTCTTTCCTGCTGATACTGCTCCCAGCAAAGGCATAGTTCCATCTACTTCCCCTGTGATCGATTCGGGAGTGATTTTAGAATTGTCGATGTAACTATTGAAATTAACGTTTTCGACATTCTGATCTTCATTCGTAGTATTTTCGGCTTTTATTACCAATACCAGATATCTTTTACCCTCACCTGGTGTGCTTGTTACACCGAGTTGATTCGTAATTGAATCATAATATTTCGCAGACGTGATTGTAAAATCAAAGCTTTGTGCATGTAGTGTATCCGTTATTCCTATAGTATTTGCTTCTTTTTTATCTTCCTCTTTTGCTGAAGAGCCAGATGCATTTGTTTCTGAAGAGGACGCCGGTTCTTTTGAACCCATACTAGATATCAGTACTGCAACGCATGCAAAAACTGCAATAATAGCAATAACCGCGCACGCGATTTTTACCCCCTTCTTGGCGGGTTTCTTCTCATGCTCCATAAAGTATACTTCTCCTTAAAAATAGATTCTTCTGATTATTTTATCATATTTAAGAAGATTTGCACAAAATTTACCAAGCGTCGAAGTCAGCCTGTGTCGCCAGCTGCCGGTACTCATCCTCACAGAGGTCGTTCCCGGATTCAATGATCATATCCATCACAGTTCCTTCGTCCAGTTCATCCAGTTCAGTCAGTGTCAGTCCCATCTGCTTCGCCCTCAGGAGAAACACTGCCGTGTTTACTTCCCGCTCCGTTGGACGACTTCTTTTTTTGGTTTCGAGCTTGTCCTCCGCGATCCAAGGTAGAGCGTGACGAACTCCTGCATGTGAAGAAAGAGTTCCGCTCCGTCAAACTGATCCGCCCATTCGAGGAAGGCGTCCTCGTTCAGCTGGTTCATGTCACGCTTTTCTGCCTGCGCGTTCATGATAAAGGCCAGCTTGTCACCGACGGTCATATCCGTCTGGTCATCCTCGCTGTTCTCCATTTTGTTTAAGAGGATCATCAGGTCCTGATGGAACACCTGCTTATAACGATATGCTGTGGTTCCCGTTGCGAGAAACGGGAACTTCTGCTCCGACCCATCAGTAAGCCGGAGGGATATTTCCTGATACATATGAATGCCTCCTTATCACTTGCCGCTTGTCGTTGTAGTCGATGTTGTGGGAGTTGTGGTGCCTGTCGCCTTCGCCTCAGCAGGTGTGTAGACCTTGCTATACCAGTTCTGGTAGGTCGCATCCGTTGTGTCTGCACCGGAACGGGCCTTGACGATGTTCTTGCCAAGTGTGGCATCCTTGATCGATGTCGCGTTGATCGTAAGGCTCTCGGTCTGTACCTCGATGGAGTCCTCCTTGGTGCTGGATGCCACAGACGGTCTTGTTGCCGTGCAGTTATACATGACGTGGCGGATCTCATTAACATCGCCATCAAACTCAAAGAGAAGCGCAAAGTGAATGGGCTGGGCATCCGCATCTTCAACCAGAACTCCGTTTCCATCCTTGATCTCGCCTAGCACGTTCTCCCGGAAGTCCTCCGGTACCATTGCCGACTCGAAGTCACCGTTGTAGCCGCTGTTCGCATTGGTGACAAAATACTGCACGCCGTCTGCCCAGAAGATCGTCTGGTCTCCCTGTGCATTCAGCGAGAGAGATACTGCACCCGGCCATGCAATCGGATCCGCAAAGGTGGCGGTCCCATCCTCCGCGATCGTTGCGATGGCATAATGTACATTTTTCAGGTTGTACTTGACCTTATTCTTTTTACTTGCCATTTCAGGCCTCCTGTTCAAATGAATACAGGACCTCGTAGAGCTTCTCAGAATCTATCCAGGTCTCTGTCTTTTCAAAGAAGATCCCGCTTTGGATCAGCTGATCTTCCAGTCTCTTTTCTATCTCCGGATCCTTCTTATCCGTGTAGAGCTCGATGTCGATCTCTGTGATCGGGAAATATACGGTTCCGTCCGCAGCGAAGTTGTCGCTGTTCGGACAGCGGAAGCAGAGAAAGGGAGGATCCGGCCCTTCCCCTTCCGCAAAGTGATCATAGGCATAAGGGATGCCTTGCTTCTCCAGTTCTTCCAGAATCTTTATGATCTTATCCATTGCTTCCTCCCATCCTCAGCCCTTTAATTCCTTCTCAATCTCACCTGACAGCTTCCCGGTGATCTCTTCTTCGACCGGAGCGATGTGCGGGATGCCCGCAACCCTTCCGCCTCCACGCTTGGCATGGCCTTTCTCCAAGAGGTGTGTCAGTCCATAGATCTTATTGTGAACAACCACTTCTGCGCCAACCGCCGTCTCCTTCTGGACAGTAGATCGCCATCTTTTTGCGTACTTTCCGGTGCGCTTTGGCGATTTCTCCTTCAGCTCTTTCACAGCTTCTTTCCCGGCATCTTTAATCTCCTGCTTTACGATGTCGTTCACATCGTCGGCATAGTCCGAGAGCGTTTGCTCGACAGTCTTTGCAAGGTCATCTACTTTCACCTTCATCGCTTCACCTTCTCACACTTAAACTTCAGGCTCCGTTTCTTAAAGCCCATCGGGTCAATGGCGGTGACGTTGTAGATCGCATTTCCCAGTCGGATCCGAATCTTTGTGGAATCCAAGTCTTCGAGACACTTTGCATACCGGACGGTAAAGTCGATCGCATCGATGCTAGTTGTCGTTCCGGCTTCCAGTTTCTCGGATCCACCACTCTGTACCGGTGTCGCCCAACAGGTGTAGAAGTCTGTCCAGGTGTTGGTATGGTTCCCATACTTATCCTTGATGACCTCATTCTTCTGGATCGTAAGCCTTACATTCATTGCCGCGATATTCATCCCGCACCTCCATCAGAACCTGGCATCCCGTTCTCCGAAGAGGAGGTTTCGAAGCGTGATGGTCAGGGCGTGATGATCCGCTTCCTCCCGGTGCTCATTGAGATAGGCCAGGGTATAGAGGACTGCCACAACTGTGATCGGGCTGCTCTCATCTTCGAGGCTGTCTTTCCGGAGAACGGCAGCAACTAAGTTCTCAGCGGCATCCAGTTCCTGCTGAATGATGTCATCTTCGTCACCGGAATCGACCCGGAGATATTTCTTTGCTTCCTCCAGCGTGATCATCCTATCCTCCCTTCGAATCACAAAGAAAGCCCAGAGCTTTGACACTCTGAGCCTCCATCACTTCATTGCTGCTACAACAGATCAGGCAGATGCTCCTGCCTTCATGATCTGCACGGCCTCCGGAAGAACCAGAAGACCATCAACACGCTCCTTGGCGACATACCCGATCATGCCATTTCCGGCAAAGAGCTCACGAAGCTCCTGCATGGAACGACTGCCGCGATCGCCGATGTTGTAGTAGCTGTAGTCACCAAAGGCCATCACCGGCTTTCCTGCCGCAAGCTCCGGTGCAAAGGCGCTGGTATGAACCGCATAGCCAAGAAGTCTGTCCGGCTCCCCTGCCTGATAGGACGGCTGCCAGATGTAGGCGCCGTTGTTGTCCTTGAGCTTTCTCAGTGCCGCAAGCGTCTGGTCGTTCATGATGAATGATGCCTTCTTCCGGTACGGACGCTTCAGGGCGTAGACCAGATCCAGCACATCGTCAGTGCCAAGCTTGGTGCCGGTGAGAGTCTTTGCGACCGTGCCGCCATTGGTCTCATCAAAGAGACCTGTGGGCTTTCCCTTCCCATCGCCGTTTAAGAAAGCATCCTCCTCGGCATTGGCGATGGCGATTCCGAACTGGTTGGTGATGTAGCTTGCAAGGTCAAACATGGAGTCATACAGAAGCTCCTCGGTCACCTTCACCGCCACATGGAGCTTATGCGCATCCATGATCTTCTGTCCGAACTTCGCGTCGGTAAACTGCAGTGCTCCGCCCTCTTCGATCCATGCCGCGGTCGGCTTGGCTCCCGCGATGTTGATCTTGTGCTCACCGGAAGTCGTGATGTGGGTTGCAAGGCCCCGCATGATGTTCTCTTCATTCAGGACATCGATGAGGCGGTTGTCCCACTCCTCCGGAACGAGGTATCCGCCATCGGCATCCACACCCTCCTGCAGGATGTCGGAAACCTGATGGAAGTTCGTGCGCATGGCGGTCAGCATATCCTTGGCATACTGATCGGAAGCGCGTCCCTGCTTCTTAGGCTTATCGTTGCCTGCGGAAGGCATGTTGGAAAGAGGAGAAGAAGTCGGCTGACTCAGCTGTGCCTCGATGGCAGCCTGACGGTTCAGGCGATCGATCTCCTTGGTGAGATCCGTGATCTCCTTTTCCATGCGGTCATACGTTTCTCCATCTTCGCTAGAAAGAATCCCGTTCTCTCCCCTGTGTGCTTCGAGGAAGGCCTTTGCTGCCTCCCACGCTCTTGCTCTCTTTGCAATCAAATCCTGTACGTTCATTGTGTTCTCCTCCTCACATCATCGTGTGCAGCAGATTCAGGCGATCCATCAGAGCATCCACGCTCCGGCCCTTGTCTGCAGTATCCTTAGCGATCGGTGCTTCCGATGCCTTGTTTCTAACTTTGTAGTGTTCCTTCACCTTGTTGGTAAATGCAGCCGCCATTTGACGACTGGAATAAAGAAAACCCGCAGCAAGCAGATCTTTGTTCTTCTTGGGACCATCTGGTGCTTGCTCGGTTTTCTCTTCAGATTCCTCCGGATTCTCCTTGGCTGGATCGTCCTCTTCCGGTTTCTCTTCCTGCTCACTGCGATAGAGATCCGGACGCTCCATCACACGGTCTGCAAAATGAAGCTCCACTGCCTTGCTCGCATCCATCCAGGTCTCATCGTCCATAAGCTTACTGAGCTTGTTCTTGGAGAGCCCTGTCTTCTTGACGTAGGCATTCAGGATCGAATCCTTCACGGAATCCAGCATGGAGATGGCCTGCGCAAGATCGTCCTTATCGCCCATCGCCATCGTGGACGGGTTGTGGATCATCAGCATGGAGACCGGAGAGACAAGAACCTCATCTCCCGCCATCGCAATGACCGATGCCGCTGATGCTGCAAGGCCGTCGATCTTCACGGTGACTTTCCCGGAATAAGATAAGAGCATGTTGTAGATCTGTGCCGCCGCCCAGACATCACCGCCCGGAGAGTTGATCCAGACCGTGATCGGTCCTTTCCCGGAATCAAGGTCAGACTTAAAAAGAGCTGGCGTGACGTCATCGTCAAACCAACTCTCCGAAGCAATGGTTCCGTTTAAAAACAGCGTGCGTGCGGCAAGATCCGGATCTTCTCCATCCGGTGCCTTGTTCCGCACCCACTTCCAAAACTTGTTCATGTGTTCCTCCTTCCCCTTCTTAGGGGCTTTTTGTTCTTGGTATCTTCTTCCGGCTCCTGCTCTGGATCCTCCTGCTTCTTCTCAGGCTCTTCATCGGGCTCATCCTGCTCCGGAGGATCACTTACACCACCGGAAGTCTGGTAGGCCGCTCCTGCCGATTTCAAAGGCGTCATCGATCCATTTACAAGGAACAGGTTTCCTCCCTCCTCCTCGGGCACGAGGTCCATGTTCTCTAAGCGCCGGACATCGTTCACACACAAAAAGCCGTTACTGATGCCAGTCGCGTATCCCTGCATACGGCTCTCATAGTTGCCGCGAAGAAGACCATCCACGTTGAAACGCGCATAGTAGATCTTCTTCTCCTCCGGGGTAAGAAGCGACCTTGAGATCGCAGACTCGATTCTGGCAAGCCACGGCTGCAGACTGTAGGTCACGAATTCCAGCGACTGTTCCTCAATGTTAGAAAAAGTCGCATGTTCAAGATCTCCAATCATATGCGGCGGCACCCGGAAGATCCTGGCAATCTCATCGATCTGGAACTTTCGTGTATCCAAGAACTGCGCCTCCTGCGGATTGATGGAGATCGGCGAATACTTCATGCCCTCTTCGAGGACTGCCACCTTCCCGGCATTCTGGCTGCCGCCAAAGGCCGCCTGCCAGCTATCTCTCACCTTCTCCGGATCCTTCAGGATGCCGGGATGCTCGAGGACACCGGATGGCGCGGCTCCGTTCTCGAAGAACTTAGAGCCATATTCCTCACAGGCCATCGAAAGACCGATGCTGTTCTTTGCCATCGCAATCGGGCTGTATCCCACAAGGCCGTCAAATCCAAGCCCCGGAATCTGCATCACCTCATGGGGAGACAACTTCACGATCGTCTCCTTCATGGTCGGCGCATCTGATCCCTTGGACCAGAGATACTGATAATAGATGTGTCTGTTCTCGTCGCGGTCCACCGTCATGCGGTTTGGCATCAGAGGATACAGTGCTGTGATCTCACCCTTTCCATTCCGGATGATCTGCACATAGGCATTACCCCACAGGAGAAGGTGTGTGAGGAGCGTCTCCCAAAAGGTGTAGGCCGTCATCTCCTCATTCGGCTCACTGTGAAGAAGAAAGTACAACGGATGATCCGTTGCCTTTACCTTGCTGCCGTCCTCCTCTTTGTAGAGGTGTAAGGGCAGGCTTGCCACGGCCTCTGCCAGCACCCGGACACAGGCATACACAGCAGTCACCTGCATGGAGCTTCGCTCTGTCACGGTCTTGCCGGATGAGGTGTGTCCGTAGTAAGCGCGGTAGACACTGCCGGAGGTAGAGTCTTGCGGATCCGCTCTTGCCTTCCTTCTGTGAAATAAATCCTTAAATCCCATCGATCCTTCCTCCATCAAAATGTGATCAGCCCTCGGCTGTCATAAACACTCTCTGCTTGTTCCTGCCGAATACAGCGATCCAGCGCCATAATCGATGCAACGATACCGTCGATCTTTTCCGGTGACTTCGCCTTGGTCGGCTTGATGTTATCGGCAGCATCCCGGTCCACGACCACGTTTAGTGCCATCCAGCGTAGGACCGGATTGCCACCGTGGATGATCTTTCCTTCCATCATCAGCTTGTAGAACTCTTTTGTCGGGGCGGACATATCTTTGAAGCCCTGTCCAAAGGGCACCATCGTCAAGCCGTCATCCTGCAGGTTGATGATGAGCTGGGTCGCATTCCACCTGTCGACCGCGATTTCCTTGATGTTGTAGATCTTGTAGAGATCCAGGATGAACTTCTCGATGAAGTTGTAGTCGATCACATTTCCTTCCGTCGCCTTCATATATCCCTGCTTCACCCAGACATCGTAGGGAACCGAAGCCCTTCGCACCCGGATTGGGATGGTGTCCTCCGGCACCCAGAAGAACGGAAGGCAGATGTATTTCTCCCTCTCATCCCTCGGCGGGAACATCAGAACCAGAGCTGTGATGTCTCCGGTGCTGGAAAGGTCTAGACCTCCATAGCACTCACGACCCTTGAGCGAATCCAGATCAATCGGCTCATTGCCCTGATCAAAGACCTGCTCCGGAATGAAGGCAGTCGTTGAAGATACCCACATGTTCAGTCGGAGCTGCTTAAACACCGCCTCCTCCGCCGGGTTTTCCATCGCTTCGTGGTAATGCTCCCGGACACGTTCAATGTCAATCGTCTGGCCGAGACTTGGATTTGCTTTGTACCAGTTCTTCTCATCGTGCCAGTCCTCATCTTCTTCCAATCCGTAGACGACTGGATAAAACGTATGATCCACACGCTGCCCGGAGAGAATATCTTTTGCCTTCTGGTGCAGCTCGTAGCAGATCGAGTTCTTATCGGTTCCTGCAGTCGTAATCAGGAAATACAACGGCTGCTCACGGGCATCACCAGAGCCTTGCGTGAGTACATCGAAGAGTCTTCTAGTAGGTTGCGCATGGACCTCATCGAACACAAGGCCAGAAACATTCAGGCCGTGTTTCGTTCCCACCTCTGCGGACAGCACCTGGTAGAATCCGGTGTTGCTGTAATTTACAATTCGCTTGCTGGCTGCCATGATCTTGGAGCGCTTTAAAAGCGCCGGTGTCATGTTTACCATCTGGTGGGCGACATCAAAAACGATAGAAGCCTGCTGACGATCTGCGGCAGCACCATAGACTTCTGCGGATGGTTCGTTGTCCGCATACAGCAGGTACAGGGCAACTGCGGCGGCAAGCTCTGACTTTCCATTCTTCTTGCCAATCTCGATGTAGGCTGTCCGGAACTGTCGGTTTCCGTCGGGCTTTACGATTCCAAAGAGATCCCGGATAATTTTCTCCTGCCAAGGCAGAAGCCAGAAGCGTTTTCCGGCCCATTTGCCTTTGGTATGGCGGAGCATTTCGATGAACTTCACCGCCCGGTCCGCTTTCGCCGCATCATAGTGGGACGTTGGAAGCATAAACCGGGTCGGCTGATAATCGGTCAGCTTTGGCATTTCCTTGGGTCTCTCCTCCATTAAGGATCACCTCCCAAGAGTTCCTCCATCTCATCTCCCGGCGTTGTCTTCCCGGTATCCGCGATCAACCTTGACCTTGATGCCGGAGTCAGACCGAACTCGGTCGCGAACTTTCCCATCTGCTTCATGTAGGTCTGCGCGATGGAGACCTGCGGGACCTGCTGCCAGTAGCCAGAAGGTGTCCGGACAAGAGTGCCGTGTTCTGTGATGAACTCCTCGGCTTCCTTCCATCTTGCATAGGACTGGCAGTATGCGGCAAAGGCAGCCATATCGACTTCGGTGAGGACACCGATGGCTTCCATCTTCTTTGCCAGCCTGTGCCATTCCTTTCTGGCATCCTTATCGAGCCACTTCGGACAGGCAGGTGCTTTCCGCTCTGGCTTTGGCTCATTCTCATTCAGTTTTCTTTTCCCAGGATTTCCTTCCAACTCCTTGATTGCGGTTGGAGTTGGCTTTCTTCCTCTGGTTGCCATAGGGAACACCTCCTTTCTGTCCATCAAAAAAGGACCGCCGAAGCGATCCTGTCCCATGTGGTGTATGTGTAATGCGGTATATGCGAACGAGAGAAAGAGCCGTGTGGCTCTCCTCCCGGAAGTTGCTTTCTATTCAGCGTTTTCTTTTCAGTTGAAGTTGTGCAGGATGGCAAGGAGCGCAAGCTGTGCGTTTTCCGTCTCCGGCTCGATGTCCCACCCTCTATCGTATCTTGCGACCGGGAAGTCTCCGAGGCGAATCTCAAGCTTGCTGATCTTGCCGCCCTCAATTCCGTAGTCCTCGCTCGGCTCTCCGTAAACCTTCGCGCTGTAGGTGAATATCTGGTTCTCGATCTTTACGCTTCCTTTGTTCCACATGGTCTATTTCCTCCGTTTTCTTTCAAGTGCCCTTTTCCTTTGGCATGTACATATATCACTCTGCAAGGCTTATATAGCAAGGAGATCAGCCGGATATGTGTCACAAAGATCCGTTGGAAAAACTGTGTATTTTGTACGAGGAAGAGGCCCCTTTTGCGGGGCTTCCTCCTTTTGCCGTTTTAGTTCAGGATCATCTTGAAGGCGTGGCCTTTTTCGTAGCTTTTGCCGTAGAAGTCCTTCCGGAGGTTGACCTCGACCATCTCGCCGATCGTGCAGCCTGCTTCTTTGAAAAGCCATAAGGTTTCGATTGCATCCGTTGCCCTGCAGGAGTAGGTGAAGGCCTTGATGCCGTTCTCCTTCATGCAGGTGGTGAGGGCTTCCACATCCCGGTCCCAGATGATGTCGTCGAAGTCGAGGATCTCGTTCTCGTTGTCTCTTGATTTCTCGTAGGCTCTCCAGATCTTCCAGGCAATGTCGCCTAGCTCGTCGATCCTGTCCTCGGCTGCCTTCGCCGTATCCCTTGCGGCGTCCCTCTCCTCTGCTGAGGTGGCTGCCTTGTAGGCTTTCTTTGCTTCTGCGATGGTGTTGTAGGTTTCTTCAAAAATGTTCGTCATGGCTTTGTCCTCCTTGCTTTGTGCTTGTTTGCCTTTTCCTTTGGCATGTACATATATCACTCTGCAGGCGATATATAGCAAGGAAATAAGCCTCATAACCTGCACAAAAATGTACCGAAAATCCTGTGCTTATCTGACATCTCCATGGAGAATAAAGCGGACGTATTCGTCCCGGTGCTCCTCAATAAAGAGCACCAGATCGTAGTAGTTCCGGTCGAAGGCGAGGCGCTGCACGTAGGGCAGGTCGAACATGTTCGTAAGGCCGCTGTCTCGAATCGCAATAATCTGTTGCCTGATCTTCTCATCCATATCAGTCCACCACCTTCCGCACGATGTCCTCGCCATAGATCACGCTTAGTCCTGAACCGTTATCCCAGTGGACGAGCAAGGATCCCGTGTCATCGACACCATAGACAGTTCCTTTTGTGCCGATTGGCGGTGCCTGGATATCATCCATCTCCAAAAGTTCCACCCGAGATCCTGCAGGATAACATTCACGCAGTCTTTTTAGAACCTCATCATTTGGAAATCTCATGTTCTGCTTCCTTTCCTTCTGGATTGCTCGTTTCGGATTCGACGGAAGATCCGGCCTGTGCTTCCTTTTCTACTTCACGTTTAGCTTTCTGCCTCTGGTAAAACTTTCTGGCCGCCTCCTCATTCGGAAAGGCAGCGTATCCGGAAAGGTTCTTCATCAATATTTTTCGTGTCGTCTTGAACTCTGATCCATTCATCCCAAGGCGTGTCAGCCAAATGCGGAAAGCGTATTTTTCACTCTCTTCATCGACATACTTCGGATAAATTCTCTTCTGTTCCAAGGCCTGTTTATTCATGAAGGAAGCAAGTTCTATGTATGCATGGATCGTTTCAGGATCCGCAAGCTCTGGGAACCCGGTAAAGGAAATCTTCTCATCTTCTACCTTAATACCAATCATCTCATCCCGATGATCCGAGAGAATCTCGAGCGCCTTCTCCAGCGTTAGGTCGTCCGCATCTTTAAGTGCATTCACAAGGTCAATGTCGACATGGAAGTGGCCGCCAGTTGCCTTGTTGATCAGGCTTGATCTCTGATAGATGAGATTAATCAAATTTCGAAGTGTACATCCGTTGTGTCCTTTCAGCGGCAAGGCGATCTCCACTTTCAGTTGCTCCGGTTCGTCTTCCGTATTCGGCAACTGGATCAGGCCTTCTGCATCAAGCGTCTGAAGAATCGCTTCATCGGCTTTGTCATCCTCTACCGTGAGGGTTCCATCCCGCTCGACCGTCCAGTCACCGATTTCGTATGCCATCCGCGGTGCTGCCGTATAATGCGGTTTCTCCCCGGTCAGCTCTCCTAAACGCGTCACCAGCTCTTTTCGTTCCGATGTACTTTTTTCAAATCTCAGCATTTTCTTGCCCTCCTTTTCGATGCTCCGGTTCATTCCGGTAACACATACATCACTCTAACGGGCTGGAATAGCAACTCAATTTGACAGATAAATCTGAACAAAAATCAGGTCTCAAAATTGAAGGAAACAGACGAATCCAGCAGGCAATCTTTGGTCTTCATCAGGATTCGTCCTGTCCAACATCCGCAGCAGCCTCTTCAAATGTGAGCTTCTGACCATCACGCACCACATATACATCTTGCGTTTTTCCATCTTCGTGTTCGATATATCTTTTCACGATGACGTCGACATACTTCGGGTCCAGCTCGATGCCTCTGCAAATCCGATCTGTTTCGCAGCAGGCGATCAGAGTGGATCCGGATCCGAGGAAGGGATCCAGAACGATTCCGTTTGTCATTGAGGAGTTCCGGATCGGATACGCCATCAGCTGCACCGGCTTCATCGTTGGATGATCCTTGGAAGCTTTCGGACGGTCGTACTCCCAGATGGTGGTCTGCTTCCGGTCCGAGTACCACTCATGCCTTCCACCCTTCTTCCAGCCAAACAGGCACGGTTCATGCTGCCACTGGTAGGGAGAGCGTCCCAGAACCAGCGCATTCTTTTTCCAGATGCAGCAGCCGGAAAGGTAGAAGCCTGCATCCACAAATGCCCTGCGGAAGTTCAGCCCCTCCGTATCTGCATGGAATACGTAGATGGAACCGTCATCGGCGAGGTTATCATGCATGCAAGTATAAGCAGAAAGCAGAAACTTGTAGAAATCCTCGTCGGCCATGTTGTCGTTCATGATCTTGCCTGCTGTTTCTTCGACGTCTACGTTATACGGAGGATCGGTCAGCACCAGATTTGCCTTCTGACCATCCATCAAAGCAACATAGTTCTCTTCATTGGTGGAATCACCACAGAAGACTTTGTGCTTTCCAAGAAACCACATATCACCGGGCTTACTCATGGTCGGCTTCTTGAGTTCCTCATCCACATCAAAGCTATCTTCTTCCACCTCTTTATCGCAGACCTTATTGAAAAGCTGCTCCATCTCCGGAGGCTCAAATCCGGTGAGCGCCGTGTTGAAGTCCGATGCTTCAAGATCTTTCAGGAGTTCTGCGAGCATGTTGTCATCCCATGCGCCCGTAATCTTGTTGAGTGCAATGTTCAGTGCTTTCTCTCTGGTCTTATCGATGTCGACGACTGCGCAGGGAACCTCGGTGTAGCCGAGATCCATCGCAACAGTCAGTCTCTGATGTCCTCCGATGATCGTCATGTCAGCATTCACAACCAAAGGATCCGCAAAGCCGAATTCCTGAATAGAGTTCTTGATCTTCTCGTATTCCTTATCGCCCGGCTTCAGTTTCTTTCTCGGGTTGTAAGCTGCCGGTTTCAGATCTTTCACCGGTATTGTTTTTAACGTTGCTGTCTTCACGTTCTCTTCTCCTTTCCCGTTCCATCCTCTTGTTGAATGCCCAGCGGCAGCGGTTACTGCAGAAGCACCTGGGCCTGCCTCGCCGATTCACTTCGATCGGCTTCCCACACTCCGGACAGAACCGCTTCGCACAGGACTCGAGGAACAAGGAAAGATCCTGCTTTCTTTCGATGTCTTCCATACTGTTCTCCTGTCCGCAAAAATGCCCGAGGCCTTAAAAACAAAGGACTTCCGGGCATGAAAAAAGCAGTGGCGGATCTTGCTCCAACACTGCCTGTAAAAGTTATCAGTTTTTCAAACAAACCCGCATTCTACGCGGATTTTTCACACGATATGTACGTTTCCGGGAATGCCGCCCAAAGGCCTCCGACCCCGGGGTATCAATTTTGCGAAAATCAACGCAAGAGGGGGCGCCGGTCACCTGTGCCTCTGGTTTTCAGGATCATGACCTCCCCCCGCCTTTCTCGTTACTCGGCACAACTTTCCATGCATTTATTTGTCTTGTATGCGAATTGCCGCAGGCAGAAGCAGTCAGTTATAATAATTAGAAATATCTGACTGGTGCATTTTGGCACCGTCTCTGCCGGTTCCGGCAAACTTTCCAATTTTTTCTTTCATTTCATATCTATGGAGGTCTACTTATGCATATCTATCCCCATCTTCATCTTTTCAGCGAGGACTACTTCAAGGTTCTGAATCTCAACCCGGATGAAATTACCATCACCTCAAGGAATACCCATCATACCTGGCGCCTTGTCTGCTCCCAGACAGAAGATCTCATTGTTGTCTTTCACAAGCACAAGGACTCCGATCCATTTCATTTCCACACTGCCTGCATCAGCGCAGAAGACGCCGTCCTAGAAATCAAAAACCACGATGCATTCCAGCTGAACGGACGCCGTCCTGTCTTTCCCGTGTACACAAGAACAGGTGTTATCATGCCAAGGCAAAGGCGCCGTCAGAAATGATATGCCGGATGGCTGTCCTCTCTTCCGGTCTTCTTATCGTGGCACTTCTTACACAGCGCCTGCCAGTTCGACCTGTCCCAGAAGAGCTTCGGGTCTTCTCGGTGTGGAATGATGTGATCCACAACCGTCGCAGGCGTTGCGATGCCATGTCGCAGACACTCCTCGCAGAGTGGATGAAGTGCTAAGAACTTCTTGCTCTCCCGTCTCCATCGGCTGTTGTATCCTCTTGCCGCAGCTGACCGTATTTCTTCCGGATGTATCCTCTTGTGTTCCTCGCAGTACTTTTGTCCGGCGGGCACGAGATTCGGACAGCCGGGATGCCTGCAGGGAACCTTCGGTTTGTATGGCATGTCCGTCACCTCCGTTCCTGATTTCTTCCACGTAAAAAGCCCCGGAGGTTTTATCCTTCGAGGCTTCATCCTATCTTCTTTGCTGACTATACCATATCACATATAGCACCCGGACATTTGCGGACATTTCCGGCGCATTTAGATCATCGTAGGATTTTTTGGCACCTTCACATGGGACAATGCTCTGCTGTGCCATCTGCGGATAGTACGTTCATCGGCGGAAAGCTCATCGCCAATCCGCATCCAGGTGTAGTTCTTCAAATACCGATAGGTAAGGATCAGCCGCTCATCCATGTTCTCGACCTGATCGATCACGTATTGGATCTCGTCTTTGAGCTTCAGGAGAAGGCAAAGCTCATCATTCACTTTCTTTTCCTTCTCCCAGATGCGATCCAGCGTTTTTACGAATGGTGCATCGTCTGGACGATTCGGATTGTAATGCTCTTCGAATCCGGGACTGCCAACAGAGGCAGCCAGCATCCTTAAATTCTCCAGTTCTTCCTGATGCAGCCGGATTCGCTGCTCCAGCCGGTAAGCCTGATTGAGATATGCCTTTGGTGTCATGCCGCCACCTTCTCTCTCAGCTTCCGGATCAGATAGTCCGGATCCACACCCGTCAATACTCCATACCAGCCGGAATGGAAGAACTTCTCCAGCTGCATGGCTTCATCCATAGCCATCCTGTTTCTTGGATTCTTCTTCAGTTTCTTAAGTGCCGACAAATAGTCCTGTGCCGCCTGTGCAACGATCGCATTGGCAAGGTTCTGATACGGATCGGGACCGTAATTTTTGTTCATATGCAGCCTCCTTGAAATGCTTCATTTCTGTTCCTTGGATTGGCATATGTTTGTCATTGATTTTCTGTTGTTGACTCTGATTGGCTTATTTCAGACGAGCCTGTACCGCCCGGATCAGGTTCTCCTGTGTAGTGTTCTTCCCATCCAGCGCTTTTAACACGTCTTCATCAATCGTGTCCTTTGTCACGATGTTATGAATGGTTACGACCTCGGTCTGGCCTTGACGGTTGAGTCTCGCGTCTGTTTGCTGCCGCATCTCCAAAGACCAGCAAAGGGAGAACCAGATCAGGATATGACCGCCATGCTGGAGGTTGAGTCCGTGTCCGGCAGATGCTGGAGAAATCAGAGCGACCGGAATCTTCCCTGCATTCCAATCGGCGACATCCTCCGAGGTTTTCAGGTCTCGTACCGTGATTTCCTTCTCCTTCAGGTATTCGATGATTCGACTACGATCATGCTGATACCAATAGGCAATCAGGACGTTCTGCCCGACTGCTTCTTCGATGAGGTCCGACAGCATCTCGAGCTTTCGGTCATGGATCCGGATCACCTCATGGTTCTCGTTGTAGACAGCTCCGTTTGCCATCTCGAGAAGTCTTCCGGAAAGAACCGCCGCATTGGCAGCGTCCACTTCATTCCCATCAATCGTAAGAACCAGCTCTTTCTTCAATTCCTCGTAGAGTTTCTTTTCTTCTGGGTTCATCTCAACCATATGATTGACCGTCAGGCATTTTGGCAGATCCGGCAGGAAGTCCTTTGCCTTCATGGAAACAGAGATATCTCCGATCTTCTTGTAAATGGCTTCCTCTGCGCCGGGCAGCGGCACATAGTTATAAACCACTCCGGTGTAAGGATTCATGCCGCCGGGCCGGAAGAACGATTCCCGGTATCTTCCGATGAACCTTCCGAGGCGCTTGCCCTGATCAATAATGGCAACCTCTCCCCAAAGGTCCAGAAGGCCATTACTTGCAGGCGTTCCGGTTAAGCCCCAGATTCGCTTGATGTGAGGACGAGCCTTTCGAAGTGCCTTATAGCGCTGGCTCTTATAATTCTTGAAAGAGCTAAGTTCATCCACCACGACACAGTCAAAGGGCCATGGGATCTTGTATCGTTCCAACCAGTCAGATAGCCATTTCACATTTTCCCGATTGATCACATAAACGTCAGCATCTGCTCGAAGTGCCCTCACTCGTTCTTTGCAACTACCAATGATGACCGATATCCGAAGTTTCTGCGTGTGTACCCAGAGGTCTTTTTCTTCCGGCCAGACATCCCGGGCAACGCGAAGAGGCGCAATCACCAGCGTTTTATGAACATCGAAGGAATCAAACATCAGGTCCCAGATAGCAGTAAGACTGATGATCGTTTTCCCGAGGCCCATCTGAAGGATCAGCATCGCCTCCGGATGGGTCTCAACAAACTCCACACAGTAATCCTGATAGTCATGCAAGTCGGATCTTTTTAATTCCATCGTTGCCTCTTCCATCATCTGTCTCCTTCCTGTATCGCAGTAATGATGTCCGGTATCTCCTTTGGATCATCCAGAACGAAAACCTGAAAGCCAAGATTCCGAAGGCGTATATGTCTACGGATCTGCAGCTTTCTCGGTTTCTTGCCGGGTGCCTTCACCTCAACAAAAGCGATGCGTCCTCCGGGCATCAGAACGATCCGATCCGGCATCCCATTGAGTCCCGGAGAGATAAACTTCGGACACCATCCGCCTGCTTCTCTTACGGCTGTAACAAGACTTTGCTCGATTTGCTTTTCAGCCATTTGGCATACTCCTTCCACGCCTCTTCAAAGGCATCAATGCATCCGCTGCAGGCACCGCAGTCATAGAGATAATTCAGAATCGAATCATGCCAGTTTCTCAGTTTGACTGTGCTATTTCTTGGAAACCGATCTCTGTCTTCCCTCATGTCCTTGGCGAGATCACCCATTGGTGAATCCTCGTCGAGATGCTTCCGCATCATGTATGTGTAAAACGTCATACTTTTTTCCCTTCCGTTTCTTTTCCTGCTTATCCATCACGAATGATGTCTGGTAAAAAATCAGAGGGTGTAGATTGTGAAGATACCCTATATACCCTTTTCTAATATCAATTATTTTTTTTGCTATTACGTCATAGTGGGTTAGGTATCTGCACCATCTACACCCCTTGCCAAAAACCTAGTGTTTATCGGCATTTCCAGACCCTCTGGTCATTTTGCCAACCTACACCGCACTGCACCGACCTACACCTTTTTCAGTCCATGAAGTCCGTTTTCAGACGAATTCCACGAACCAGCACGCCCTTCTTGGTACGCTTACTCGTGATGCCACGGTTCTTCAGCTCTGCATAAAACTCAGCTTTGTTCCGGATGAACTCTCCGACGCGGTCACAGTACGTCCGATACGTGTCATACAATTCACCGGATTTTTCTGTGAAGGCATCACCAAGTTCACAGCATTCATCCATGAAATGAGACATCCAGTCGTTCTCTGCCTTGTATTCATCAATAGCCTTCTGAACGACACCTGGTCGCTTCAGGTGGAAACCGGCAGCGATTACCTTCTCGGCACCTTCAATTACCCAGGAAAGAATCGCGGGCCCGGCGTTCTTAACAAGCACATCAGCATAATTCTTTACATCACTCTTGCCCGTAAACTTGGCATGGAAAGGCAGCACAATGAGTCTCCTCCAGGTTCCATCATCGGTTGCCCCGACTCTTGGCAGGTGATTGGTATAAAGAACCACTGTATGAGAGGGAATAAACTCTCCCGGGTCCTTGAACTTCTTCTCGCCCTGAATCGGATCGGTTGATGTGATCTGCTTCAGAATAGAAGTAGAAAGTCTCTGTCCTTCTTCCAGCTCTGCCGCAATCGCCAGACGCTTGCCTTTCAGTTCTGTGATCTCCCACTTCGTGTTCCGGCGTACGCCAACGGTCAAAGTATCTGCTGAGATGGAACCGGCATAACTTCCAAGGACATGCGCGATGCTGTTGAAAAACGTACTTTTTCCATTCTTTCCACCACCAACGGCAATGTAGAGTGCTTCGATATATACGTGTCCGATTGCAGCAAGCCCCATGACCATCTGTACATAGTCGATCAGTTCCTGATCCCCAAGAAAGGTCTTCTGCAGGGTATCCTCCCAGAGATCTTTTCCTTTCTCTCCCGGATCGCAAAGCGTCACCTTTGTCAGATAATCGCCAGCCTTGTGTTCGCGACGTCCGGCAAGGCCATGACGCAGATCATAGGTGGCTCCCGGTGTGTTCAGAAGATAGGGATCATGATCCAAGTCCTCATACTTCACATGCACCATTGGCTGGGCTGCCTGCATGGCAGAGTTTACGTACCGCATGTTTCTCCGCTGCATCACAAAAGAGTAGTAGCTCTGCGCACGCATATAGGCATTCAAAAGTTCCAGCAGATTTCCACTCAGGTCTTTAACCGCCTTCTTGGTATTACCGATCATATCTTCTGAAACACCAGCATTCAAAAGCGCCTGCTTTGTCTGGAACATTAAAAGCTCTGCATCGGCAAGCTGAAGGTCCAGGAATTCTTCCGTGGCTCCAACCGCCGCAGAAACCGATGTTTCCCAGACCGTTCCGTCGTAGCAGAGAAATCCTGTCTGCTCACAGAACCGGAGAACATCACCGTACTCATTGGAGAGCACCTTCGCCTGCCCGATATCCGAGTAGTCCTCCGGCTTAAGACTTCCTGCAGGTCCTTTGGGTAACGCAGAGTTGTACTTCTCCGGAGGGATGTATCCCGGCTGACTCGCCACCTTCTTCTCCCACTTCTTTGCAGAGTTCCAGATCTTGCCAAGCTCCTCATCAGAAAGCGGAGGATTGCACTTGGCTGCCTCTTCCAAAAAGATCGCGTGCGCTGCGTCACTGTGCCCGTACCGCTTGACCACTTTCCCGGCAAACCGGCTCATGGTCGCATTCCGCTTTCCTGCAGGAATTTCGTCAGCTGTTCTTGCCATGGAGTCCTCTGCCTCCAGAAATTCTTCGATCGTCTTACCGCCTTCATGCCAGATGACCTTTGGAGAATCGGATCCAAAAACAAATCTCCCAGCATCGAGCGCATTGTCATCAAAGAACGGATAGCGTTCCTGCACCGCGTGTTTCAGAGCGGTATAGACCTGTGGGTCTTTGTACTCCCGGGTCCGCATATAAATGTGAAACCTGGGCCGCGCACTCTTTCCATCCTTCGGCAGGTTGTTGTGACGACTCTCTGTAATACCAAAATCCACATCCGCAAGTTCGTCGGCCAGCGCCTCCGGCTTGATCCAATCCTTCGAATCATCAGAGTGGTCATTATCACAGTCCATGACGATGCAGTCCGCTAAGAGGAAGTTGTCATTGCTGCGGTAGCTATTCTTGTATTTGGCACAGACATGATCTTTGGAGACCGCCGCCCGGAGGGATTCCTCCGAGCTTACAGCCACCTCATTGGGATACCTGCAGTTTTTCGCGTTTCCCGTGCAGGTCGCGGTATAAAGATACATCTTAGTCATTGATCTCAAGGGCCTCCTCTTCCAGAACCTTGGTGGCAAACTTCAGTGCCTTAATGAGGCAGCGCAGATCATCATCACCAATGGCTGTGATCGAGACGCCGTAGCCAGCTCCATCCTCGTCTTTGTGGAGACGGAAGAGTCCGTAGCCTACCGGATTGCAGAGTTCAATGATGGTTCTCGTATCATCGTCCTCGCCAACTATCGTTCCACTGGTTCCGGCAGACACCGTATAGAGCGAGTCACCGTCCATCACCTCTCTGCTATAGAGCGGAATCAGATGCGTGCGATCCGTCTTCTTGCTGGTTGCTGTCAGAATATCTTCCTTTACTTCGTACATATCAATTTCTCCTCTGCGATATAACGCGTCATCATGCCCTTTGACCGGGCGTAGCTGATTTCTTTTTCCATCCCTTCTGTGATTCTGTCTCCAAAGACCCAGAGCTCTGCGCACTTGGAGAGGATCGCAATGTCCATGAACAGCGCAAGATCTCTCTCGTCCTCCGTCATGTACTGCGGAAGCAAAAGATGCGGAGCAATAGGAATCATCCCTTGGTCCACAGCGTAGCGGCTGTATCTCCTTGCCCTCTCTGTGTTGCCCTCGATGTCCCCGGAATACGGTGAGCAGACATAGACCATCGGTCTGTACCTGTTTTTTGATGCCCTGCGGATTGCTTCCCCGGCTGTCGGGTCTTTATAGCCTTCCGCATTTCTCATTTCATTCATAAGTCACCACCTCGCCTTCGTTCAAAATCAGGCTTTCTGCCCTCTACCCCTCTACGGACACGACGAGGCTTTTTTTGTGTGACTCAACAGAAAAAATCAAAAAAATCCGGATTGCTTCCTTATTCATGTGTGGAAAGCAACCCGGAACTTTTTTTCTTTTCTGAACACAAAATCGCCTTCCTTGTGTCCGTTACAGATTGCAAGGGCAAGCGTGGTTAGAACTTCAAAAAAAATTTTCTGAACAGAACACAAAAAGCCCTGACTCGTGTCCGTATCGGACTGAAGGAAATAGCCAAAAGCTGACAAGGAGGGTGAGCATGCACAGAGCAAGAGCGAGGCCCGGGCTCACCGGGTAAGAATTGAACCAGATGACAAGAAAGGAACAAAGCATATGGCAAAGAAGAAAGACATGGCTCTTCTGATTGAAGGGCTCCGCAGAATCGGCAGCGACTTCACTGATCTCGCGGATGAACTGGAAGATAAACCTTCTGTTAATGATGAAGTGAAACCTGCTATTTCAGCAGAAACGACCAAAGAATCCATTTCTGAGGAAGCTCCGAAGCAGGAACCGGTTCAGGATGTTCCTACCACGAAAGAAACTCCTACAGAACCGGCTGCACCAGTATATGAGATGTCGGACGTCCGTAAGATCCTCGCTGACAAGTCCCGCAAGGGATACACCGACAAGGTAAAAGCAATCCTCGAGGCACATGGAGTTAAAAAGCTCAGTGCCCTTCCGGAGAGCGAGTATGCCGCTGTCGTAAAGGAAGCGGAGGCACTGGATGGCTAAGCACGCATACCTCTCTGCTTCCTCAAGTGCACGCTGGATTGCCTGCACTCCTTCCGCTGAGCTTTGTGCAAGGATGCCGGATGAGTCCAGTCCCTATGCAGATCAGGGAACCGACGCACACAGTCTCTGTGAACATCTCTTATTAAAAGCACTCGGCAGAAAGACGCGAGACCCCACAGAAGATCTTACCTTCTACGACGCAGAGATGCAGTCCGCAGCAGAAGGCTACAGAGACTTCATCATGGAGCAGGTGGAAGAAGCCAAGAAGCTCTGCCCGGATCCCCTTGTGGCGGTCGAGCAGCGGCTCAACTTCTCCCGCTGGGTGCCGGAGGGCTTCGGTACCGGTGACTGCGTCATCGTCGCTGACGGACTGATCCACATCTGCGATTTCAAGTATGGAGTCGGTGTGGTTGTCAGTGCCGAGAAGAATCCACAGCTCATGTGTTACGCACTCGGAGCTTACGATGCCTTCGGTGATCTGTATGATATCCAGACCGTGAAGCTCTCCATCTATCAGCCAAGACGTGAGCACGTTGAAACCTATGAGATGTCTCTCTCGGATCTCTTGACCTGGGCCGACACCGTGCTGGTTCCGGCAGCCAAACTTGCCTACACCGGCGAAGGAGACTTCCATGCAGGGCCGCATTGTCAGTTCTGCAAGGTGAAAGCTACCTGCAGGGAACGCGCCGCCTACAACATGGAGCTTGCAAAGTTCGAGTTCAGCGATCCGGATCTTCTCTCCGATGAAGAGATCGCCGAGATCCTGGCAAAAGCTGACCATCTCGTCTCATGGGCAGGCGACGTGAAGGACTACGCACTGGAGCAGGCGCTGGCAGGAAAACACTACGACGGATACAAGGTCGTGGAGGGTCGAAGCACGAGAAAGTATAGCGATGAAGGCAAGGTTGCCGAAGTCGTGGAGGCTGCTGGCTTCGATCCTTATGAAAAGAAGCTCAAAGGCATCACAGCGATGACCTCTGAGCTTGGGAAGAAAAAGTTCAACGAACTTCTGAGCAGTCTGATCTACAAGCCGCCCGGAAAACCGGTATTGGTCTGTGACAGTGATAAGCGTCCGGAATACCATACCGCGATTAATGATTTCAAAGACAACGAATAAATGGAGGAAAAAATATTATGTCTATGAAGAATCCCATGAAAGTCATTACTGGCAAGAACACTCGTTTCAGCTATCTCAATGTAAACGAGCCGAAGTCAATCAACGGAGGTGCTGCGAAATACTCGGTATCTCTCATCATCCCGAAGTCCGATACCATCACCATCCAGAAGATTAAAGCAGCAATCAAGGCAGCCTATGAGGATGGTCAGGCGAAACTGCGTGGGAACGGCAAGTCCGTACCGGCTCTTGATACCCTGAAGATTCCGCTGCGTGACGGTGACAAGGAACGTCCGGATGATGAAGCCTATACGAATGCCTACTTTGTGAACGCCAACAGCTCCAATAAACCTGGCGTTGTGGATGCGAACAACAATATCATCCTTGATACTTCAGAGCTCTACTCCGGGATCTATGGAAGAGCATCCATCAATTTCTACGCCTTCAACTCGAATGGCAACAAGGGAATTGCCTGCGGTCTGAACGCTTTGCAGAAGCTCCGCGACGGTGATCCGCTTGGCGGACATGTTAATGCAGAGACTGAATTCGCCGGACTGGACGACGATGGAGATGATGACTTCCTGTCCTAATGACAAATCAAACAAAGAGTAAATGATTGACAACCAACTGCAGCAGGCAGGCAATCTATCTGCTGCAAATATGGAGGTGACAATATGAGTATGTTTTATGATCTGATGAACAGTATGGTGCGAGGAACGATCTATGGTGCCTGCTTAGTTATCAATGGCTATGGCATCTTCCTCTTATTCCGCTTTCTTTTCAAAAAGTGCAGACAGCTTGTCGAAGGCTTGAAATCAAAGAAGACCAACTGACAAACAATACTGTCTTAGAAACAAGTTTGAGCCTCGGTACCCCACCGGGGCTCCTTTCAGAATAAGGAGATCAAACATGGACAAGATAAGAAAACTCTCGATCGATCTTGAGACATACAGTCCCGAGGATCTGAAGAAATGTGGTGTATATCGCTACTCGGAAAGTCCGGAATTTGCGATCCTGCTGTTTGGCGTTTCTGTAAATGGCAGTCCAGTAACGGTCTACGACATCGCCTCTGACGAGGAACCGCCGGATGAGATCCTCGAAGCTCTGACGGATAACAGCGTGGAAAAGTGGGCATACAATGCTTCCTTTGAGCGCGTTTGTTTATCTGTCTGGCTGCGCAGGCATCACCCGGGATTCTTCAAAGGCTACGGAGTGCCTGACGATTCCGTCAAGGGATACCTGGATCCAACCGGCTGGAAGTGCTCCCGGATCTGGGGAGCCTACAACGGCCTGCCCCTCTCTCTTGAGATGATCGGCACAGTCCTTGGATTTGAACAGCAGAAGCTGAAGGAAGTCAAAGACCTGATCCGCTACTTCTGCTCTCCCTGTAAGCCGACAAAAGTAAATGGAGGCAGGACCAGAAACTATCCTTCTGATGCACCTGACAAATGGGCTCTTTTCAAGAAATACAACCAGCGTGATGTTGAAGTGGAAATGCAGATCCAGAAGCGTCTGAAAAATTATCCTGTTCCGGACAGCGTCTGGGAAGAATACCATATCGACCAGATGATCAATGACCGCGGCATACTCTGTGATACTGCTGTCGTGGAAAATGCCATCAAGATCGATGCGCTGACAAAAGCCGATCTGATGCAAAAGCTCCAGCGACTGACCGGCCTTGAGAACCCGAACTCAGTTGCCCAGATGAAAGATTGGCTCGCTCGTCAGGGCGTGGCAATCGGGTCTCTTGGGAAGAAAGAAGTGGCTGCCCTTCTGAAGGAGGACATCCCTGAGCATGTGAAACAGGTTCTCCGGCTCCGTCAGATGCTGGCAAAAAGCTCCGTGAAGAAATACCAGGCGATGCAGACAGCTATGTGCAGCGATCACCGCTGCCGTGGCATGTTCCAGTTCTATGGAGCCAATCGCTCAGGCCGTTTTGCCGGGCGTATTGTGCAGTTACAGAATCTGCCTCAGAACCATCTGCCCGATCTGGAAGAAGCAAGAGATCTGGTGAAAAGGAACGACTATGCCGCACTGGATCTTCTCTACGACAATGTGCCGCAGGTTCTCTCCGAGCTGATCCGCACGGCTTTCATTCCAAAGCCGGGGATGAAGTTTGTCGTCTCCGACTACTCTTCCATCGAAGCCCGGGTCCTTGCCTACCTTGCCGGGGAAACGCACACGATCGAGTCCTTTGCCAAGGGCGAAGACCTGTACTGTGCAACAGCCTCTGCCATGTTTCATAAACCAGTCGTGAAGCACGGCATCAATGGCGAGCTCCGACAAAAGGGTAAGAGCGCGACGCTGGCCTGTGGATATGGCGGCAGCGTCGGAGCCCTCAAAGCAATGGGGGCTCTTGACATGGGCCTGAAAGAAGAAGAACTGCAGCCGATCGTCACAGCATGGCGGGAAGCAAATCCGCACATCGTAAAGTACTGGTGGGATATTGATGCCGCTGTCATGAAGGCAGTGAGACTTCATCTTCCATCCCAGGTCGGATCTGTCTATATCTACTACCAATCCGGGATGCTGTTTATCAATCTGCCGTCTGGAAGACGGCTCTCTTACGTGCAGCCCCGGATCGGCCAGAATCAGTTTGGAAATGACTGTGTCACCTACATGGGAATCGATCAGCAGCATTGGTCCCGGATTGAAAGCTACGGTCCGAAGTTCGTCGAGAACATCGTTCAGGGTGTAGCCCGGGACATTCTGTGCTTTGCCATGAAGAACCTCCGGGATCGCTTCATCGTTGGACACGTCCATGATGAGCTCATCATCGAAGTTCCGAAGGAAACAAACATGCAGGAGATCTGTGATCTCATGGGCAAGACACCGGATTGGATGCCGGGACTACTACTGCGGGCAGACGGGTATGAATGCCTGTTTTATCAGAAAGACTGAAAGAAGGCGGCCAGTTTGATATGTACCCAGAATCCTGGACACATATTTATGAACTAGACGGAACACATGGATGCTATCCTGTATTGTACAGGTGGCATCCATTTTGTTTTTGCCTGAATTCTTTTGTTATTATAGT